CGCGCAGTCTTTCTTACTTGTCCTTTGGTGGTTCCGCCCTTCTTTGTGGCGGCATGAGATGCCTTCATCCAACGGGTTGGATTCCAACCTTTCTTCCAGTCCCCGTTTTTCTTCTGATGCTGCTTCTTGAGTCTCTTCATCTGCACTCCAAGGCGTCTTTGGTAGGGGGTAACTGCACGTTTAACCTTCTTTGCGCCTGCGACTGCTGTATCAGCAGTAGCACGAACGGTCTTTCGGCCTGCCTTTGTGGCTATCTTTTTTGTCTCAGAGAGCGCACCTGCAATGAATGCGGCTTTGGCTATCGCAGCAAACTGGTCTGCGAGGCTCATAGAACCCCTCAATTGTCACTAGCCGTTGATTGAATAGCTATTGCCATCCAGTCCTTGGTCGAGAGTTTGACTACTCGGCAGCGGATTCTTGCAGTCACATAAACGATTGCTGTATCAACGGTAGTATGGTCAGGTCCAGCAACCAAATAAAGCGTATCATTGACGACAAGGAATGCCTCACTTAGATTGGCTGGGCCGAAGTTGTCAGGGTACAAATCTGCGGTGTGAGTGGCAATGTTGTTTGCTTGGTCAATGCAAAGACCACCGGAAGCGACCAGACTTTGGTCATCAGCACGAATGAAAGTAGTCCCCGGGTTTAGATCACTGAGTTGAACGCTAATGGCTCCATTCCCAGTAAGCATTGAAACTACGTCAGTTCCGAAATCGGCACCAACTTGGTAGATGAAGTCAACACTCTCGATCGCGATTGCTTGACCTGTTGGGACATTTACGTATGCACCTAGGTCGATTGTGCCTTGATTGCGTGTTCCAGAGGCCATTGCGATCTCTAATGCTATTGTCTCAGTCAGATAGAAACTGCCTGTCATTGCTTTTGCCATATCGTCGCCTGTTACAATCTCGCTAATAAACATTACATTCTGTATTAGAACTATAATCTTCTTTGGTTCACCAAGATACCTATAACGAACCCACCACCCTAAACCCTAGCGCTAGCCACAGCATATAGACATGTCTCAATATAACTTAGGGGGGGGTATCTTTCTGTGGGTTATTGTTAACTTCATAACTTCATATAGTAGAGTCTGTGTAGGCCTAGATATGCGACGATGTACGTGGTGTAATAGTGATAAGTGGATGTATGTTGACTTCGGTCAGGGATGGAAGTGTTCTAGATGCCAGTAGTGAGTGTAAACCTAAGCGACAATGCGTATGAAGTGTACCGTATGTGGAGAGACCACGGTAGAAGTGCCTCTCAGAAGGTCTCACAAGCTATCTGTAGGCTATGGGACGGTGAAGATGGCCCTGTGCTCCAACCGGGAGATCGTCGAACCTCTGTTACAGGAGATAAGATCACGTGGACTGGAGACGGATGGAAGGTGGATGAATGAGACACGTTATCTTTCATCGCACCCAAATCATTGCAATGATGGCAGTGTTGAAAGAATTCCCCGATATCGTTGGAGTTGATTTCACTTATGTCCCTGAAACAATGGAACCTTTGGCGATGACTTATCTTTGGGAGGATGAAGAATGACCTCTGAGCCTAGGCTCTGAGGCCTAATTAGTTCCCCACCATTCTGCATAAGGATGTGACGAATCTGGCATCATACCTTGACCAGTTTCTTTTGCAGATACATTGGTTCCAGCTGGAATACCTGCTGCGTTGTTCGCTACTGCTCTGTTGCCTTGTGTTATTGCAGCAAGGTTTGAAGGAATGGCTGCAATGGTTTTCGCTTTGTCTAGATCGAAGGGATCGGTATAGAAGTCCACCGCTGCCTTAGCGCCTTCTTTTCCGAAGAGAGCATAGGACACACCAGTCCCAACAAGCGCACCAGCAACGACAGCACCAGCGAATCCTTGGATCGTCATAGCACCTACTGCACGAACTCCGAACCATGCAGCGGAACCTGCTGCTCTCCAACCAATCGAACGAATTACCGCTGAGCCTGCTAAGGTTAATCCTGTTGCGGTTAAGGCTCTTGTTGGTGATTGGCCACTATACAGTATACCGACGCCAATACCCACGGGTATTTGCCACATATTCAACCCTGCGTGGCTAGTTCGTAATCTCTGCGTAGACGCATGATATAGTTTAGATCAGGTTCTTCAATTGTAGTACCTACACATTGGAAGCATGCACCGGGTATGCTCACATGATCAGTATCACTAGCATTAACATATCTAGTTAAATGAATACGTGATGCTGACGTTCCAATTCCTTCACCCCATATTTGTTGGTTATAGGGTTGTTGTAAAGTGTCAGAAGTCCATCCTTGATCATGATAATACGAACGCTGACGAGCCCAGAGAACTTGATCCATGTCTTGAACTGAATCATTGAAACCCGGTGCATACATAGAACCCGTTAAAGTTGCTAAATTAAGATCATCATCCGAAATTTCAACCTTACTAAATATATCAGTAATTTGTATTGAGTTTCCCAATGAAGAAAATGTGGCTTGTTCTACACATTGGGCTGATTGTAGAAAGAAAGTTAGGGCTTCTCTTTCCAACCCACCGAGATCAATATAACCTCTCCAACGAAACAGTTTGAGGGTTGAGTTTTGCATATCAATAATATCCCATCCTTCCCCTTGAATTGAAAAAGTGTAAATTGTCCCATTACTAGCGGATGTACCGGTGAATCCATCAACCAGTTTGTTCAATATGCGTGGGGTATCAGTTAGTGCTTCAGTCATAATATCATCTCTTAAACGCTCTTCGCGCAGTCTTTCTTACTTGTCCTTTGGTGGTTCCGCCCTTCTTTGTGGCGGCATGAGATGCCTTCATCCAACGGGTTGGATTCCAACCTTTCTTCCAGTCCCCGTTTTTCTTCTGATGCTGCTTCTTGAGTCTCTTCATCTGC